AAGAGAAAAGGACATTTGATTTTACTTTCTCAATTTTAATATCAGCATCTAAATCACCATATCCTGATGCTTTATATTTGCCTTTTGGTTCTTTGGGAATACCTAAACCTGGTGCTTCATCAGTATATCCTACACCTTTAGTTCCAAACATTCCATCTTTAGTATAAAATAGAGGATCTTTAGCTAGATTTTTAACAACCATAGCTTTTAATTCATCGCCGGTTTTACCAGCGTTTTTTTCATCTCTCATTTCAGCATAGAAACCTTTCATGATTTCATTAAAATTAACGTTATCAGCATTTTTCATGTCTGAATTATTGTATGAATTCTTTTGATCATCTAATACTTCTTTAGATGTTGTTTTTTCTTCTGATTTTACTGATTCTGTGATTATTTTATAGGTTTTATTAATTAAATTTTTATTGGTTTTGTTGGAATCTCCTATTTTAACTTTACCTTCCATATCGCCTAATTTAATGTATTTACCTTCAATATCATTATCTTGTATTTTAGTAATTTTTATTTCAGCTCCAGTTAAATTATGTTTAAGAATATCACCAATTTTTGGTTCTTTTTCTTCTGATAAGATTTTCTTCCAATCCCAAATATCAAATCCTTTAGAAACAACACCACCTACTGCTTCACTAATAATTTGTTTTGATTTTAGTACATTAGCTGCTGTATTAAAGTCAGTATACTGATTGAAATATTCAGGAAATAAGTTACGAGCATGTTTTAGGAATTGGTCTTTATTTCCACTGCCACTCTTAATTGAGTTGTATTGTTCTTGTAATGTTGCCATGTTATTTTTTTTCTTTAACTAAAGTAATTATATCGTCTAAGTAATCTACAATAAGATCAGTACCGTATTTAATTTTAAAATCGGGGTTGGTTTTATAATATTCCATTGTATCAGTTTTAGCACTTTTAAGCAATGGAAGTAATGTATTTAATTTATCCTCAATTTTATCAAAATCGGTCATTCGGGTATCAATAAATTGTTTTAATGACGGATCTTGTATATTTAATGAGTTTACATACGAGTCAGTTGATTCGTTTTCTTTTAGTTTTTTAGTCCATAAATCTTTATGTTCTATACCTTTAGCTTGCTTATGAAGTTTTTCAGCATCAACTGGTTTCCAACCCAATTTATAGTAATAAATATTTTGAGCTCCTTTAGCTTTTTTATTTGGATTAAAAGCATTTGGTGTAGCATAATTAGCACCTTCACCTGGTGTAAATGTTGCACCACCTGCTCCAGTAGCACTCATTTCTTTTAAATGCTTTTGAACGAGTTCTTTTAACATTTCCTCGTTTGCTGATTTTAAAAGACTGTACTGTTTGGGGTAATTTTCCCTCATGTGAGATTTATACTGATTAAATAAATAATTAAATCCTTTATATATTTCTCTAAATTTAAGATCTTTTTTTACTTCATCGTATATTAAGAATTTCTTATATTCTTCATTAAGTTTCTTAAATGATTTATATAGTCCAGGAAAATCAGCATTATATTTAACATCAAAAGTAACCTTACCTGTATCTGGATCGGTATCTGATGGTGTTAATTCGAATGGTTTTTTTGGTTCGTTACTTTCCATTTATCAATTGAAGTTCTTCTATTAAATCACAATATTGAAGTAAATTCACCATGTGATCGTTAGTTATTTTATCTTTTTTACCTAGTTCAACTAATAAGTTAGATATCTCATTAATTTTAATCTTTGTAACTGGATTAGTGGTTAGTTTATTAAGATTTAAAATATTAGATTTAAATTCTTTAATTTTACTATTATATGTATCTTTTAATTTGGGCATATTATCAACACTATATATGAATTCCTTCAATATTGATTTTTTTTCATTACTAAAATTGGAATATTTAGTATTAAACTTTTCTAATAAAATTTTATATGTAAGGATACGTATATCTTTATCATATTTAGAAAATTCATCAATAGTATTTTCTTTTTGTTCTTTAATTTGTTTAGATGATACTAAATGTTCTAAAATAAAAAATTTATTATCAATAATTTGATTTATAGAAGTATTTTTCTTTTCTCCTACTGATTCAATTAATGTATATATTGATGCTTGAATTTTATAGTTAGGGAGTTTTGTTTTAAAAAAAGTTTCTAAATCATAATGATTTTTAATTTCTTTAATCAAATTATATTTTTGTCTTTTTAAAACTGATTTATTTAGGTGTTTCGCGGATTCTAATACACTATTAATAATAGTCTCTGCTTTTCCTTCAGTTAAGTTATTATATTTTAATAGACTTTCATATAATTTATATTCACGTCCTAATTCTGTTTTACTAAAATATTTTTTTAGAATATTTATAGCTTCTGAATCTTTGCCAGATAAAGTGTCTGATGTTATTTGTCTAGTCAGAAGTTCAAATAAAATTGATGTATTTTTAAATTTTGAATGTTTTATTAACATCTAAATATTTTTTAATTATAAATATATAAAAGGATATTAATCTCGTAGTTGTTTATCATCAAGTAATGATTCTTTTTTTTTATCAGATTGAAATACTAATTTTTTCTTAATTTCATCTAAAAATTGTTTATTTTTGAGATATGTAATCTCATTAAGAGATTTACTATTAAAACTAGGTTGGTCATCTATTTTCATATCTTTTTTACCTAATCTATCTCTTCCAAAAACATTGTCTTGAGTATTGATATTTGTAATTTTTTCTTTAGGACGTCCTAATTCAGTATCATCCGAGTATCCAACTGGTACGTTTTGAGGATCTGTTATTGTTCTTCCTTTTCCATAAAGAGCAGCTAGGTCATGTGGTGTACCATATGATTTACCTGTTTCAAGTGGATCATTACCTTCTTCAGTAACTTGACCAAGACGGAACTTACGTTTAGCATCTTGTAAAATAAGATCTCTATATTCATCAAATTGATCTTCACTAAAATGGAAAATATTATGATAAATCCAATCTGTAGGGAGTAATTGAGCTTCCATGATATTTTTAGCTAGTTCTACTTTTTCTTTCATTAAAGCAATACGTTCTTGATCATATATGATCGAGGGAGTAGTTAATGAAAGTTCAAAATTAGTTAATGTTTCACCTCTATATCCTTGAGTATATAAATGTACCAATGCTATTTTATACAACTCAGAAAGCACAATACGTTGAATACGATCAATAGTACGAGCAAAACGAATATCTTCAGCTGCTAATGTTGCTTTACCACTTAAGTCTTTCTCATAACCCATAAATGCTTTAGGAACTTTGAGAGCAGCAAATAGTTTATCTCTTAAATAAACCACATCTTCAATACCATTATACTCAAGACCTTTAGTAGTATCAATTTTTGTTGTTTGATCATTTCCTCTAACTGGGATATAAAAGTCTTCTAACATGTTTTGCATGTTATATTTCAAATTATATTCACCTGTTTTTTCATCTATATAAGGTGTTTTTTTCATTGTAGAAATAGTTTTCTTCATGAAATTTTCTACCTCATTTGGGGGAATAGATCCTACATTTATATAAAATATACGTTTTTCTGGGGCACGAGAGATGCGATGAATTAACATTGCATCTTCCATTAATACATATTGTTTGAATAATTTACGAGCAGGTTCAATATATGAACGACCATATGGAAGATAATTAACATCAGTCAACAATCTAAAATGCGCCATTTCGTAATTATCAAAGTATACAGCACTAGAATCATCGTATTTTTGATTTGGGACAGGATATTGACCTGTAGTACCTCCTACATATCCATCAGGGGAAAATGCAAATCTTATTGAAGATGGATTTTTTACATCAAATCCTTCTTGGCGCATAATATGATATGCTGTATAGGGAATAACATTATATACTCCAAATTTTTCAGCAATTTCTAATTTTAGAAAAAAATCTCCATATTTGTTCATTTGGCGAACCCATGACCATAGATTAAATTCTATATTTAGAATATCATAAAATAAATTATATAAAATTTTTTGAATATCTTCATCTGAAGAACGAATTTGGAGTACTTCTCCCATTTCATTTTTTAAGGTACATTCATCTGAAATAATATCTAAAGCAGAAGCTACAATAGCATCTGTATCCATTACATCATAATCTGAATATAATTGGGCTCTTAAATATTGGTAATTAATGTTTAATTGCTGTCCCCAAAGCGAAGTAGCATTAGGTGAATATATTCTACTATATCTGTCAATCAATGCATTTGTTTCATAACGACCATTTTGTTGGATGGAATTAACATCCATTACTTTGATTTGGTTTCCTCCTTCATTACGAATAATGACATCGGTAGAAAATAGTCGTTTTAATCTAGTAAAAATACTTGTATCTGCCATAATTAATATTTATTTTTATTTCTGTTTCCTATTTGATCTGTATAGCCAAAAGATTTAGCTATCTCGGTTGTTTTAAATAACGGTTGTAGATTTATATAGTGGAAACATTCTTGTTGTTGTTTTAAATCTGTTAAATCAAAAGCAGCGCATGGTTTTATATGATCTATTTCCCATATTTCTCCATGATTTTCCCAAGTCATTTCAGGTTTAAATTGTTGTTCTAAATGTAACTTACATTTTTCAATTGTGCAACTTATTAGGTTTTCAATTGTCTTTATTTTATACCCTTTTATAGCTAATTTAAATCTTTGTCTTAATAATATCCCTAGTTTAAATTGAGGACATTCATGGTATTTATTTTTATTATATTCATTTAGTTTTTTTCTATTATCTTTTCTCCAATTTTTTAAATGTTCTTGTCTTTTTTCATTTTCTAAAAAATATTCTTTATTATCGTTATAATATTCTTTATTATAAACGGATATTTTTTCTTTATTCTTATCCCCCCATTTTTTAGAAGATTTTCTAAAATATTCCTTGCCTAATTTTAAATTATTATTTTTACAATATTCATCCTTACACAATTTACAAGTATTTTCATATCCTGTTTTATTTTTAGTTGATTTATAAAATTTTGTTAAATCTTTTATTTCTTTACATTTAATACATTCTTTCATTTTATTATAAATATACCAAAATCACAAAAGCCAACTAATATCTTCATTTTCTCCTCTATTTATTCTCATAGAATATGGATTATCATCTCCTGATGCAAAGTATGCACCTTGGTATGGGTGTGATCTTGATATATTATTTAATGTTGCTCTTGTTAATTCTAATCCTTGTTGTTTATTTTTTAATGCTGTATCTCTTAGATACATTCCTATACTATAAGCCATAACTAGGTCATCGTTATATCCTGATTGGGCTTCTGCTCTACCATTTTTCCAAATGAATACTTTCATTTCTTCAAGTAATCGTTTTGATCTAATAATAACACTATGATCTCCAAAATATTCTCTACCTTTATTAATTATTAAAGGACGAGTTTTCAATGATGTAGTAAAACCTGCAGTCATTTTTGATGTATCTTCATACCTATTAATATACGAATCTGAGGTTGTGGTATCACTCTTAGGTGAATAATATAAATTTCTATATCCTCTTTCTATAACTGAATCTATAGTTGACCAACCAACATTTGCGTTTTCTATTACTAATAATGCTTCATTATATTCGGTAGATATAGCTACTAACAAATACCCAAATTCTTTAGGTGATAACTGACTTCTGAATTCTGCTACTTGAGCATTTGTTTCTACATCAAATACATGAAATACTGAAAAGTCTTTTCCATCTCCTCGAGCAACGTCTGCTATTACTATATAATTTCTAGTATAATCTGGTGATTCCCATACCCATAGATTTCCATCTACTCCTCGTCTTTCCATTGGTTCAACAACATGAGTAGACATCATATATTCAATATGTTCAGGATAGTAAACTACATCTCCAGAAGTGGTAAAATCACAATCACATTCTTGTGCTGCTAATCTAGGATCACCTAATTCTATATCTTGTTTATCTCTCCAAGCCTGATCACGTTCAGGATGGACATACCAAGGTAATTTAATAGGTAAGAAATTGTTGTCTTGTGTTTCTGCTTTAACCCATGTTCTATGAAACCAATTACCTGTACCAAATGGAGTTGATAATACAATTGCACCACCACCTGTTGCTAATGTTTGTTGAGCTGATGCCCAAATTGGTTCAATACCTTCAATAAATGCAGCCTCATCTATAATTAAAAGTGAAACGGCTTCTGATCGACCAGCATCACTAGCAGCTGAGGTCGCTTTTATTTGGGAACCATTAGTTAATCGTAGTGTTAGTTTATTATTTTCTTCGGATTCTACTTTTAACCAAGATGGTAAATTATCATACATGAACTTAGTTTTTGTAACCATGTTCTTAGCTGTATCTTGTTTAGTAGCTATACAAAGAATATTTTTATCTTTATGAAACGT